ATGCTATATTCTTTTTAGCAGGTGCATGAGTAGCCCAATCAGTAAGAGAGTTATATACAGCCCACATAGTATCTCCAAATTTAGGCTTATAGATAGTTCTAAATTTATCAACAATATACGTCATATCTTTACTTTTAGATATTAATTCATTTATCTCATCATGTTTTTTATGTGAATAAAATTCACTCATTAAAGGCTTATAATTAATGGCGTTTGCAAAGTAAGAAATAATATCTTCATATCTAATTTTGTGTTGTTGCCAGTCCAACCACCTTTCTCTTTCATTTTCAAACATATCTAAAGCAGTAGTTATAATCCTTGCCCCTGCTTCTAAGTTAATACCTTTAGTGTGTCTGGATTTATAAATAGCAACATCTCCAGAAGTAAACACTTGAAGATTAAGACAGGCTTGTTGAATAGCAGCAGCAGATATCATAAAAGACCAAGTGCTATCAAAAGAAGTTATACCTAAAAGACCTAATGATGCTGTATCGCCATCCCCTGTATCATAAGATACTTCAGGCAAAGTATACCTTACAAATGTTCTAGACCCATTATGTGAAGTTCGTATATCTTCAGTAATCCCATCAAGATTAAGATCAGATCGTTCAAGGATATTCCTACAAGTATCTATCATCTTAGATGGTTGTACTGCACGATATCTTTCACCATGAACACCTAACTCTTCACTAGTATCAGTCCTATAGGTGGCATACTTCTTAGATCTTTGCAAATTGTATTCCTTATCAGCATTATAATATAAAGGCACAGTTCTAATATCAAACCCTGCGTCACCATAGCCTTTATTACGTAGTTTCATAATGGCTCTATGGTTTTTTCCAAACAACATGTGAGCTTCTTTGCTTTGAGTATTTATCATCCTAACTTCTCCTTTAAAGTTTCTACAATAATTTTATTTAAATCTAAGTTATCTATAACTTCATCTATCTTATCTGTTATTAGACTATCAAAATCAAAAGAATAAACTGCATCTTCAATAGCTTGTTGAACTTCAGAGTCTAAATCAATATTGTCTATTATCTCCTGCTTTATTTCATCTACATCAATCTCTACATTTACTTGAGTAAACACTATTTATTGCTCCTTTATGTTGATTACTTCTGTTTAGTTCTCGTTTAAAAAATACATATTTGTGCCGCGTCCAACACATAGCACAAGTCAAAATTAAATTTTCTTTTACTACAGCAGGTTTACTACAATAAGTACACTTCATGTATTATCTCCATCTCTATAATGAGTATCTGATTTACTGTATAATCCTGTCTTTTTAGCTTGTCTTTTTTTGTCAATAAAGACACAACTTTTATTAAATCTTTTCAAATACTTAGCTACATAGTTTCTCCTTTTCTCTTTAGAGTTAGTGTTCACTTTAAATCCTCCTTAATATGTGAATAGTTACATACCTTATAATATTTCTCCTATTCTTTTAGCTACAATACTTTTATGTCCACCTATATTCCAGTTGAGTATATCTTGAACATCTAATCCATAATTACCACAATAATTTTTACCATTCTTCCAATTATAAATAGTTCCTATATTTCCATCTGCAAATAAAATATCCCAATTTGCATCGCATTTATTAGGATCTCCATAGTCATGTGGCTCACCAAATACTTCAGTTAATCTTTCATAAGTTACATTAGTTAAATGTCCCTGAAGATGTGTTCCAGTTGTATCTATATACGTATCATTGTGTGTAGTAAATTCTAGCATTTTATATCTCCTATTGATCTAGCTATACTTGGTGGGTGTCCTTCATATCTTAAAGCTATATAGTTATCTATTATCTGTCGTTCAAGTTCTGAATCCTCCTCTACTGTTGACTCTGCCCTTAACCACTTTACAATCTCATCATAACAGTTTTCTTCAAATATAGTATTGCGTTCACAACTCATCATTAGCCTCCTTAAAAAAACATACGATATCGTCATCATTCATATCTTTAAAATTATTAAAGATGTTTTCATAGACAAAACCAAGCAACTCTTCATGTCTGTCCTGAAAAACTAAATCTCTTATATAAGCTATTTGGTCTTCAACTAATCTGTCTTTCATTTCTTCAATAGTCATTCTTTCTCCTTAGATAACCTTTATATATATCTTGCCTTAACCATTTATCACTTTTTTCCTGTAACTCCCTTTCACGCCTTGCCTTTTCACTTCTGTATCTTTCTCTTTCTGCATTAGATTTACTCATATTTTTACCCCCACTATGCAAGTATTAATAGCCTCTTGTGGCACATGAACAACCGGATTATCTCCTACAAATGAGTTTACGTGACGCGTAGTAGTCTTACTATAGTTAGTATTGGTAACGTAAAAAACAGCTAATTCTTTATCATGTAATGCCACTGGTGTTTGATAACTAAAAAATATAGATATATTATCTAAACATAACACTGCTTGATTGCTACTATCACGGTAAAGTTTCATACTTTTAAATTTCACTTTCGCGCCTCCTCTTCCTCTATGACTTCTTTATTATGCTTTTCAGCACACCAATTCCACATCAACATAGCTGCATTATATACCTCGCTGCCTCCACCATTTTCTAGTAGATTATTTAAATGCTCTTCATTTTCAGGAGTTATCCATAAAGTATTCTTTTCCCATTTAGTCATATCAAACCTCTTTAGTTCCAATTACTTGAGCAAAAGGTATTCCTTTTATATCTGTTACATATATAGAACCCATCTCATCAAAGAAACCAACCTCACTAGCTTTTATGTCTACTAATAGTGTTTTCTTTAATCCTTTACCTTGCTTGATAGATTCCATAGCATAGGCTGTACATTCACCTAATCCATTATTTACAATCAACTTGGTTCCTTTTTTAATCTTAGATATATCCATGTTATACTTCCTCTTAATAGTTATGTTAAATCTCTTACACGTTTTGCCTCTTCAGTTTTATTAAAGGCTTCAAAAAAAGTTTCAACTAGTTCATGATGCAACCACTTACCACTTTTTTGTTGTAACTCCCTTTCATGCCTTGCTTTTTTACTGATTGCAGCCAATAAATCTTTATTTAATACAGCCATTTAGAACCTCCTTATGTTTGATTGGTTAAGTATTTAATGTGGGCTTCACTCACTTCATATCCACTTTTAAAGTGATTCTCTTCTATTGCTCTAGCATTGCACCAAGTATCCCATAATCTAGATGTACCTATCTTATGACATATCTTAATGTAATCAGATATTTTTATTGCATTTGTATATTTTCCTTTACTACTTTTAACTCTTTTGTTGATAGATACTCTGGCAGGATTGATACCATATAAAGTATGATTATGACTATCTATGCAACCTACTAGACCTGCTGATAGTTGACATATAAAACCTGCTTTGGCTGTATTAATACCATCAATTCTGGTAAAGATATTCATTAATGATACTGCTTTTCCCATATCATCTTTGTATGAGTTTAATACTGCAAGGAATTGTGCATACATAAAATGCTTATTAGATTTCATATAACTATAACAATCCTTTTTCATCTTCCACTCTAAGAATCTACTATCTAATCCATTCAAAGCGATATCATTTAACTGGATACCTATTGTGTGCCAAGGTTGCTTTATAGAAGCAGATACCATAAGTATTGTCTTCTCTAAGTTATCAGCACTTTGCTGACAGAATTGCTGACAAGCTATTGCATGAGTCTTATACATCTTATTTCTCCAATGTGGTCGGGTTGACTAGCCTTTATTCTCTCTTCGCTCTAAAGAGCTTAGAGAGAGAATAAAGTCTAAAAAGTTAAGTGCCATTAAAAGGAAAGTCATCTTCATCTTTTTTGCTTCCATAAGATAGATTTCCTTCTGCATCTACTTTATTAGCAAATATACCTTGTTCTGCTAGTTTTATTTCTTTATTTAAATATCTTTGAGCTTTGTAGAGATCTCCTTCTTTAACTGCTTCTATCATCTTACTAATATTAGTACTACTCATAATGTACCTCTCCATAAGTTTTAATTACTACTCTGGCTCCGCACGATAAGATAGGTTTATCTGTACTGCTTTGTAATATTTCTACATCACTATCTTTAATTACTACCTTACTGGCATAAAAATTATTCTTTCTTTGTTTGATGGTAATTGCTGGCTCATTAACATTGTTTTTAAGATTAGATCTTATTTTATGCTGATTAACATGAATGTATTTTAATATTCTATTAGGTAATATTTTCATATACTTATCTCCAATTAAAAAGGGTAGTTTTAAATCATACCCAGGATTACCCGACAGTTAGATAGATTCTTTTTTAATAAAAGTAACTGGTATAGTTTCAGTAGTTTTCTTTCTATGAAAGGTAAACTCAGTAGTTTCTTCTCTTGTCCCGTCAGAATAAGGATTGCTATATACTGCTTTAAGAGTAACCCAATTATCTTTTGAGGCATCAATAGTGATAGATGTAACATAATGAACAGTAGTAGTTTGCATAATTATCTCCAATAATAATTTAATTTGTCGGGATGAGCAGTTTAAATACTTACTCAGGTATTTACCTCTTAACTTTTAAGGATGCTAAGTATAGCATCTAGTTTACTATCTAGGCAATCAACTCTTGTTTCTAGATTATCTAATCTAGTAGGAGCAGTAGTTTTCTTTGTTACCTTGGTAGCGTTGATCTTTGTACCAACTTATCATCAATAGATGATACCTTTAACATTTTGATGTAGTCATCAAAACTCCATGTTGGTGCTGAACAGTTGTTGTCATCTCTGATGACTCTTAATAGTTGCTTGTAGATGGTGTAACCATCTGATTGTGTCAGTGATCGTTTTGCTTTCAGCATTTCCATTAACCTGAATGCTACTGATGGTATTGTAGTCGGGATATTTTGATTAACTGTTGTAGCCATAACTTTTCTCCAAAGTGTGTTAGTGAGAATGACCGAAGAGAGCCAAGCCGAAAAAAATCTTTTAAGTCTTTCTAAGCTTTTTATCTTCTTCTTACCCTAAAGGGAAGAAGATAAAAAGCGTGAAAGACTAATAAAACCTAGCCCCAAAACTTAAAGTGATTTGTGAAGTTTCCAAGTCTTGAAATACTTTTTAAGTATTTCAAATCTTTGAAGTTCTTTGAAGATAATATAATTATCTTTACAGACTTTACAGCCTTAGAAGTTGTAAACTTCTATTGTCATCTAGGTAGAGCTTTAAAGTCTCTAAAGACTTAGTGTGTGTGTATGTAATCTTTATAGATGTAAAGATCTATGTAGCAGGGGGGCAGGTAGCCACCCCCATCCACCCCCATATATACTAAACCGCATACATTTTATAGTAGTTTCTATGTCAACTAGTTTGTGCCGCAGCTATAAAGGATCTCTTAATACTTAATATATATCTTTATAGAGGATTAAGCCTAAGAGCTTTATAGAACTAATACTACTCCTATTTCTCCTCTATATATATATAGGGGGTTTTTCCGTTGTTCCAGAAGTAAGTGGTGATCTATTTTTCCTTTAAAGGCGTATAGGTTTTAATAAAGTGTAAATTAGGTCTAATATGAGTAATAAAGTTCTTACAGTAAAACAACAATCTTTCCTAGATAACTTAATAGAGTGTAATGGGGATGCTTACTTAGCAGGTAAGAAAGCAGGATACGCTCCTACTAGTATTACAAACACTGTCAAGGCTTTAAAGACTGAAATACTTGAAATGGCTGAAGGTATATTAGCTCAATCAGCCCCTAAAGCAGCTTTAAAATTGGTCGATATAATGGATAGCTCAGAGCCTATACCGCAGGGCAGTATGCGATTACAGGCGGCTCAAACCATATTGGATAGAGTTGGTCTGGCTAAAACAGATAAATTAGATGTAAATGTAGGCGGTAGTAATGGCTTATTTATTTTACCTGCTAAACAGGAAACAGTAATAGAGGGAAGCTATGCGGAGAACTAGCAGTACAATTCCTTTTGGGTATGAATTAAATCAAGAAAACCCTACTATGCTAATAGAGATACCAGAACAAAAAGAAGCTCTAAATACAGTTATACCTATGATAAAAGACAAAACATTAAGCCTAAGAGAAGGCAGTGCGTGGATTAAACACACTACAGGCAGATCTCTATCACACATGGGACTAAAAAAAATAGCAGCTAAATATGAATGATTGGGAAACTAATCCACATAATTACTGTAGAGATGAAAGCGGAGAGTTCCTCCTCAAACTGGACGGAACACCAAAGAAAAAAACAGGAAGACCTAAAGGCTCAAAGGGTAGGGGTTATACTTATCACTCAGCTACAAAAGCTAAAATTGAAAATAGAAGAAATCTTAAAAAAGATAAAAAGCGTCTTAAAGCGGCTCAAGATAAAGTTAAAAAGTATTCTACCGCAGTTAACAAAACAGAAGAAACCTTAACTAAATTAGATGGTAGTAAATCTAAAATAATAGATACAGAAACTTTAAAGGGCGTAACCCCTGAATTACAACAACAAATACAAGAAAACGTAATATTCAAAGCAAATGAAGGACCACAAGAAGACTTTCTTGCAGCAGGTGAAATAGATGTCCTTTATGGTGGTTCAGCAGGTGGTGGTAAAAGTTATGCTATGCTTGTTGATCCCCTTAGATATGCTCACAAAGCAGCCCATAGAGCTTTAATACTTAGAAGATCTATGCCAGAACTAAGAGAACTTATAGATAAATCTAGAGAACTTTATCCAAAAGCTTTTAATGGTGCTAAGTTTAGAGAAGTAGAAAAGGTTTGGAATTTTCCTAGTGGTGCTAAAATAGAGTTTGGTTTTCTTGAAAGAGATGCAGATGTTTATCGCTATCAAGGACAAGCATATAGTTGGATAGGATTTGATGAGATAACACATCTTCCTACAGAATTTAGTTGGAATTACTTAGCATCACGTTTAAGAACAACAGACGCAGAAATAACTCCATATATGCGTTGTACTGCAAACCCAGGGGGTGTTGGTGCTAACTGGGTTAAAAAAAGATATATTAGTCCCTCTGTACCTAATGAACCTTTTATGGGTTTAGATGGTCTAACAAGAAAGTTTATACCTGCAAGACTTCAAGATAATCCATATCTTGCACAAGATGGCAGATATGAACAAATGTTAAAAGCATTACCCCCTACACAAAGACAACAACTATTAGAGGGTAATTGGGATGTTGCTGAAGGCGCAGCCTTTACAGAGTTTGATAGAAAAAAACATGTAATTGCGCCCTTTGAAATACCTATACATTGGGAAAGATTAAAAGGCATAGATTATGGTTATGCTTCTGAAAGTGCTTGTGTATGGGCAGCTATAGACAACAGTGATGGAACACTGATAATATATAGAGAATTGTATAGTAAAAACTTGTTGGGTACTGACTTAGCTGAAATGCTAACAGAAATGGAATATGAAGATCCCTTTTCAATTCTCT